CATTCTTTTGATTGAACATTGTTCTATTTAGATGTTTTGCAGTGATTAGGTGCTTACTATAATTGCTATTCTTACTGCATTTGAAATCACAAATTTCACACATATAATCTTTCCCCGTATAGTAAGTTGCCCGGTTCGCGGCTTTAATGTGTTTATTTCGCGTAAGATGTTGTGTAAAAACATCTAGGGTATTGAAGCAAGAGAACTTACAGACCTCACACGTGTGTGTAGATTTAATAGGGTTGATGTCATTGGCGAATGCGGGAGATGGTTTTGGTCTAGGCATTGGTTCAATGCTATTCAATGTTGCCTTATATAAAAGAAACAGTTCTTGTTCCTTTTTACGGGCGTCATAATGGTCATTGCATTCATGGTGGGCAATGATGTCCATGCGCCAGTTATCCCATCCACCGTTATCTCGGATAAATTTGTATAACTTGCAACTATAATTATTATTGTTCGGGTTGTTGCAACTCTGTTTATGAGAGGATTTTCTTTGAACAAAATTAGTTGAATGTCCGATATAGACTTCGGAAACGCTTGTATCTTTGCAAGAAATCTTATAAAAGAGGGTGTTAGAATAGTCTATATCCACTTTTGGCATTCTATGAAATCAATGTTATTAAGATATTGTAAACCGGTCATTTTAAATCCTTTTTGTTATATTACTCGGCATAAAAGGTGGATTTTTGGAGGGTTTCGCGGGCATTATTGGCAAGGTTCTCATTGCTCTTGAAAATAAATGAAATAACCGCTTTTATGTGAACATCAAATATAATTTACAAAACCACCTTGTATTATACAAATTTCAAATATTCCCCATTAGAAGTAACATATTGAGAGGTGTAATTTACGGTAAACCCAACGTCTTGTAATATACCCAGAGTGATGGGCGTGAGATAATTTCGTTTATTCAAAAACCCGGTCATTATTTCGTTGACAATCACGGGATATGGTGTTCCCCCAATTACGCGGCGTTCAGTACTATTGTCTTCGTCCAGACCTTCTTCCAAATGAGACATTTTGGTACCTTCTCCAAAGTCATCTTCCAATGGCAAATAGAGTATATTTGTAATATCTTTCTGATTACGCGCCAAGACATTGCGGTATTGTTCTATGCCATGAGGCCCGGTATACACATTGGGTGGATCACTGTCATCACCAAGAATATGTTTATATGATTGAGAACCTCCAATGAGATCCATAGTATGCAAAAACTCGTGTAAAACGATGGATACATTCAAATCAAACGAAATATCATTCAATTCCGTCATTTTACCAAAATTATCGGCATTTAACCATATCATTTTCGTTTCCCACGAAGCCATTCCATATGTTTTGTGGTCCATGTCATCTTCAATGACGATAGTGATATCATAGGGTGTCGTCTTATTGGTGGTAACTACAATATCATTTAATATATGCATAACAATTTTCACCGCGGATTCTATCCGAAGATCAGTATAATGGATATTGAAAAATAAGTTTTCTACGATGTACGATTGCATGTATAGTATACATAGAAAAATATCTCGGTATAATGTAAAGAATGAAGGATTATGTTGTATGCATACCAAGTTATAAACGAGCAGAAACATGCGGCAAAAAGACATTAGCTATGTTAAAGAAAAACCATATATCCGCCAGTGATATTTACGTGTATGTAGCAAACAATGAAGAATATGATGAATACAAGAAGGTACTTGACCCAAAATCGTATAACAAACTTATTGTTGGCATAAAAGGTCTCGTACCCCAACGACAATTCATCATGGAGCAGTGGAAAGAAGGGCAGCAGATAGTATTTTTTGATGACGATATAGAATCGATAGATATGAGTATCTCCAAATTATTTAAGGGCAAAACGTTAGATTATTTTTTCAAATATGCATTCAACGAGTGTAAACAACAAAACTCATCTATTTGGGGTGTATACCCGGTATTTAATCCGTTTTTCCGAAAGGCCAGAGACGAAATGTCTACGTGTCTTAATTATATAGTGGGTGCATTCTATGGTATAATAAACAGACCGGCATTGAAGTCCATACAACTGACAATCACCAAAGAAAACGGTCAAAAGGAGGACGTTGAGCGTACGATTAAGTATTTTATAGAAGACGGTATTGTATTAAGATTTAATCGTATCGGATTTATAACAAAGTATTACGGTAAGTCGGGTGGTTTGGGCACATTTGAAGATAGATTGAAGCCCATGTTGGAAGCATCTAATAAAATCAAGGCGGCTTATCCCGAGTATGGTAATGTATCCGCTAAGAAGACGGGTATGACAGAGTTCAAGTTGAAAAAAATACCGGCAACTACTGGCGTGGACAAGAACGGGCATAATGAAACAAAGTCTAAGCCAAAGCAGAAGCGTAAGAATACAACTAGAAAGAAGCGCGAATAATAGATATCATTTGTTATTTAGTATATAATAAATGATTATTCGGGAGTTTTACGCAACTTTTTCATGGTCGCATTGTGTTTGTCAAATAGTCGCTTTGTCTTATTCTTTGTTCGTAACCATACATTATTACGTAAATAGCAAACGATAGACAAACGAGTAGTTTCCTCAGTTTTCTTATGAATGGGTAGGTTTCCGTGAGGTTGGTGCACGTCCATGAACAATATGTCTCCACTACGAACGTCTACACCCAATCCATATTGAGGAAAGCACGTTTCTCCCCCGGTATATTTACCGTGTTCAATAACAGCTAAGTTACCAAAACCTTCTTCGTCATCGCCCTTATCGCAATGTATGGTGGTCTGGAAGTTGATATTGGTGGTAATTGTAGTGAATGCGGTGCCGGGTATCTTGAAGTAGGTTTGGTTCGCTTTTTTTCGTTGTGCTTTATATTGTGCAGGTGTCAGTTTCTTATATAATTTATCAATTTCTTGAATGAGTGGAATTGTCTTCTTGTATTTCTCGGGATAATCGCGGTTAAATCTACATTCCCGGACGTCTACTACGGGTTTAATACCGGATTTACGAAATATGACTTTTTGAGAAGGCGACCATCGGTCAAAGTAGCCGAATATATTGGACATAACCTTGGGATTATCGCGAACGTTACGCTTATCGCTTCCGGTGGCATTACCCCGATTACTAGAAACAAGTTTTGCAAAGTCAATCACATTATCGTAAAACATTTCGGCTTTCTCTTGCGGCAATGCCCTTTTTCTAAATCGTAATAGTAATTTCCCGTCCTCGGTATAGACATCTGCATCTTGGTCAATTACATCTTTTATATCAGATTTTTCTACAAATGTGTTCATTTTGCTGAACATCTGTTCATCATCGCAATCTTTACGAACGTGATATACTGGTATTCCATCAACGGTTTCTTTCTTAATAATCATTCTTATACAATGGTGATAAAAAAAATATGGATAGAATATACATGGAGAGTTACGAAACTATAACGCGATTATTAACTATATCCTGTTTGACCGGATTTGCGGGTGATGCCGGATTACAATATTTATCAACATTTATGGGCGGGAAGACCGGTTGGGGGCTAACCGAATATTTTCATCAGCACGGGAGAGTAGAATCGTTATTCATTGCAGGTGGTATGATGACATTGTTTTATGTAATATACTTTGTAATACTTTCTTTGCCATTAATATGGTATTATTTGGTGATATATGGTGTGTTATTAGATTGGATATTTAGAGTTACTATGCTTTTCCCGAGTTTAAAGGGATATTATGCTCATCTGAATTACTTTTGGTCTGCATTTTGGGGTGCGGTTCCAATGGTGATGCCTTATGGAATAATGTTATTGATTGATTATATGAAGTAACATATGCCAATAAGTTATAATAAATTATGTTGTAAATGATATAAACCGTTTACAATACCTAAATACAAATGGAGAATACTCTACTACCCGACCCCCCTATTACTGATACAGTTGTATTGACTGAGGCTCCCTCTACCGATGAACCCGCCCCCACACCTCCCCCTTCTACTGAGGTTCCATTGGTAAGTGTTCCGATTATTAATGATAATACTGCCCTGAATGTATTGGTTGCATTTGTTGGAATTGCCCAAAAGCGCGGTGCCTTCAATCTCCAAGAAGCGGCTAAGATTTGGGAGTGTATTCAGCAATTCAGTCGCCAAACGCCTACAACGGCATAAATATATTCATTCTATGATACATGTTAACGAATATCGTTATTATGTACCCCCTTAATCCTACTCTAATAACTGATGACATTCAGATAGAAACTCTTCGTCTGTTTTTGGAATTAATTCTTTATATTTTCCCACCAACAACTCTGTCATAATATAGTTCAAATCTTCCATACTTGCGTCTAGGCGTAAGATATCGCCAGTTTTAATGTTAAATATTTTGAAGACTTTTACAGGAGTTTCGTGGTGTTCATTATATCTCATATTCCATAGCCAAGCATATGCAATTACTTGAACGAGATGTTCAATGGTGATTTCTGATGTGCATTTCTGTTC